ATTGAAGATACTTCTGGACGTTTGTTTCCGCCTGAATTACCTCAGGAAACAAATGATACAGAGGCTCATCTTGGAAATGATGATAATGATGCTGGTGTAATGACTACTATGCTTAGTAAATTTCTTGGTTTGAAAGTGGCGCCCTCTTCTATAAAGAGTTTTATCTCTTTAAATAGATTGAGTTATAATGCTGCTTCTGGATTAAGATCTTGGTCGTATATGATTGATTGGATTGGCTCTGTAAGTACGCGTCTTGTTGATGCGTTTTATGGAACCGCTACTGAAAGGTCTGTACTCTCTTTCACTGCTATGAAAGATATGTGCAGACAATGGATTGATGAGATTAAGGATTTGGATACTGAAGAATCTAGGAAAGCAATTTCCTATGATGAAATTTATCAACGTCGTGCTCTTAAAGTTCGTGATATTGGGTCTTACTTGTTGGCTCAATCTATACAAACAAAACAAGGATCGTACATTCGTAGTGCGATTAATGTCTTACTTAAAACTGCGCGTGAGTTAGCGGAATTGGCTGAAAAGGCAAAACTTGCTAATGATATGCGTGCAGATCCCTGGTTAATATGGTTGTATGGTTCCCCTGGCATTGGAAAGTCAGCTGCTGTGCAGTTGATTAGTAATATGCTTTTGGAAGGATATGATGAGAGAGTTAAAAATCGCACTTATGCGATTAATGGCTCTCTTAAACATATGGATGGTTATAAATCTCAGCCGTTGGTTTTGATTGATGATTTTCTGACTATGGCTGATAGTCAGCATGAAACTGAATCTTTGGATATTTTTATGAAATGCAAGTCTTCTACTTGCTATCAAGTTCCCATGGCTGATATGAGTGAAAAAGGTAAGAATTTCGATTCTCCTTTGATGTTTGTTACTTCTAATCAGCTTTACCCTAATATTGTTACTCGGGTGCACAGTTTGGAAGCTGTGTATCGTCGGCGTAATGCCTTGTGGCATGCCGAATTGTTACCTATTTATGAAGG